GCAGCAGGGAAGGAGAGTGCCGCAGCGTAGCCCAATTTGTGGCATTTTGGCTACAGTTTGGATAACCTGTGGATAACTGTTCAGCACACGTGCCCCGAGCGAGAAACCCTAGAGCTAGCAGGGTCAAAATCCGTTTGGTTGACAACATCGCCAAAATGCGCTATAATACACACATGACACAGACAAACACCATTCGTAAAAAGCGCACCGACCGTAATCATATCATATATGAATTGCGTGTTGCGGGCGGCAATTACATAGGCGTGACTGCCAAGACAGAAACTACTATTAATAAGAGCGTTCTTGCTAGAGCAGCCAAGCACTTCTATCGTGCCAAACGAGAAGCTAAAGATTGGGCTCTGTGTCAGGCCTTGCGCACTCTCAGCGACAAAAGCGAGATCGAAGTACTAGTACACGAAATCGTGCGTGGCAAGGCGGCGGCTCACAAGCGGGAAGTTGAATTACGTCGTGCAATTATGCCTACACTTAACACAGACACAAGAGGAGATTGATATGAAAGCTATAGTAGACGGACAGACGGTCACAGTAGGGGATTGGGTGGGCTTTAAAGCGGACATTGAGCAAAGCGGACAGATCATAGAGATCAAGAGCACCTATATGGGACAGGCACTAGTACTAGAGAACAAGAGCGGGTTCCACGGCGACTACATTGGTGGGTCTACAATAACCACACAGGAAGCCAGGGATTGTTGGCTGGAAGGTTGACACTGAGGCCGTTTGGTGCTATAATAGACACTTACACACACAAAAGGAGCGAGCAATGACATTCACAGAAGCAATGGTATACATCAAGCAAGTGCAGGACATGCACGACGAGCCTGTACTGGAGACTCTCCAACGTATGGATCGCAGTCTGTTTGACTACACGGACCAGCAACGTGCCGCGTTCCGTGTGGTAATGAACGACTTCCGCAAGTTGTTTGCAACCTCAGTCTAAGGAGATAGCATGCGATACTGGGACGAATTGCTGCGTGAGCAGCGTGGGGATCTAGAGGTTGTGGTAGACAAGAGCTGGGAAGATTGCAGCATACGCGATCTCTTTGACGACGGCTGCTACGACATTGCGGACATGGAAGACCGAGTCAACCGTGGTGTTTTGGATTGGTTCATGCTACGTGCCAGAGTGTTCGTAGAGGGTCTTGAAGTAGGCAGCAGCATTGTAGGCGGCTTCATGTACGAGGATGCACGTGAAACGCTGCGTGATGGTACAGCAGAAGACTTGATCTCGCAGGCCATAGACGAAGCTAAACCACAGTTCTACAAATTGTCCCGAGTGTTTGCAGGGTTATCAGAGCAGGTTGACAACGAGACAATTTGAGTATATAATAGACACATACACTAACAAACAAGGAGCGCAAAATGGGTACACGTTCACGCATTGCAGTCATGCATGGCACAGTATGCAAGTCAGTCTACTGTCATTGGGATGGCTATTTGGAATACAACGGCAGTCTTCTGCAAAAGCACTATGACAGCACCAAAGCTAACCAATTGGTAGCCTTGGGTGACTTGAGCAGCTTGAAGCCTGAGATTGGCGTACAGCATGCCTTTGGCTATCACGGCACAGAGATGAGCGCAGAAGCATACGAACAGCAGTTTGGCGGTATGTGTACGTTCTACGGACGCGATCGCGGCGAGACTGGTACAGAGTGGAAGGTATCACATACCTTTGAGGAGTTCCTCGAACAGGTAGAAAATTGCTGTGCTGAGTGGTACTATGTTATGCGGGACGGTGTATGGTACGTGGGCAACGTTTACAGCAATCACCCAATGTACAAGACGCTGACGCCCCTAGCAGAAGCACTAGAAGCCCTGCCAGCAGAAGCAGAAGTTGCATAAAAACAACAGATGCATCTAGGGGTTGACAAGATCCCTAGAGTGCGCTATAATAGACACTTACACACACAAAAGGAGCGAAGAATGGCTACACTAGTTGAAATTGTTGAGGGTTCCTACGGCGCCCGTAAGAATCAGATCTACCCAGGCATCCGCTTGCAGATGATCAAGGACTTTGATGGTGAGGCAATTACTTGCCTTGCAGGTGATGAGCTTGAAGGTGGACGCACACCCTACAAGAAGATCCGTGTTAAGGTTCCAGGCATCAGTGCCTATCGTGTGGTCTCGCACATTGACGAGGCTCCTGTAGGCGAAAACAGTTTGGTTCAGCTCAAGGTAGCTGATACGGCTGTAGCACACATTACGGATGAAGAGCTGATTGAGAAGACTCGTGCTCGCTTCCAAGTACTTACAGATATGACCAAGGCTGTTAAGGCTGGTGATGTTCGTGCAATGATTGTGACAGGCCCCCCAGGTGTAGGCAAATCGTTTGGTGTTGAAGAAGTGTTAACTAAAGATGACTTGTTCAATACCTTAGGCGAGCGTAAGCCACGCTATGAGATTGTGAAGGGTGCTATGAGTGCCATTGGCCTCTATGCCAAGTTGTACGAGTTCTCTGCAGAGAAGAATGTTATCGTGTTTGATGACTGTGACTCTGTATTGCTGGACGACTTGAGCCTGAACATTCTCAAGGCCGCTTTGGATTCTAGCAAGAAGCGTACCATCAGCTGGAACACAGACAGTCGCCTGTTGCGTTCAGAAGGTATTCCAGACCGCTTTGAGTTCAAGGCAGGTGCTATCTTTATCACCAACATCAAGTTTGAGAATGTGCGTAGCAAGAAGCTTCAGGACCACTTGGGTGCCTTAGAAAGCCGTTGCCACTACATTGATCTGCAGATGGACACAGACCGTGAGAAGGTGTTGCGTATCAAGCAGATCGTAGCAGACGGTATGTTGGATCACTACGAGCTGAGTGACATTGCTAAGGACGAGGTCGTTGACTTTGTTGGTAGCAATCGTGCAAAATTGCGTGAGCTCAGCTTGCGTACAGTATTGAAGGTTGCAGACCTGCGCAAGAGCTTCCCAGGCAATTGGATGAGCATGGCAGAAGTAACTGTTATGAAGCGAGGCTAATATGGAAGGCGCTTTGGTAACAGGGTGCCAGTATATAGGCCCGGAGCAGAAGGAGTACCCGTACACCATGTGCGGTTGCAAACCCTTCCCGGGTCGTGTATACTGTGAAGACCATATCTGGATAGTCTATAACAAAGGCTCCAGCACAGGTAACAAACGCAAGATCAAAGAGATTGAGAAAGAGCTCGCAGAGATCAAGCGTATTGAAGAGATCGAGGAGATTAACAATGCGTGATACACTAAAGATTCTAGTAGGGCTGGCACTGATCGTATTCTTGTTGGCTGTTGGCCCCTGGCTGGTAATTTGGAGTCTGAACACCTTGTTTCCTGTACTGGCCATTGAGTTCACATTTTGGACTTGGTGTGCTGTGGTAGTCATGGGTGCGTTCTTTCGAGCAAACGTCACTGTGAAACGGTAAGATTAGCTGTTGCTCTTAGCGCACTATGATCATATAATTATTAGACGCTGTTAGAAAACAGCCTAAACAAAGGAAACTTAAAAATGAAGAGATTCAATCCAGAAACAAAGACTTTCAAAGTCTTCAACGCACTCTACAACGGTGCAGCCTTGACAGCATCCAAAGCCAAGCATGACTTGGGCGTTGGTAACTTGAGCGCAGAAGTTAGCCGCATCAAGCAGAGTGGTTATGCTGTTTACAGCAACACCCGCAAGGCAGGTAACGGCGTGACTGTTACCGAGTACGTGATGGGCACACCATCACGTGAAATCGTTGCTCTAGGCTACAAGGCCAAGGCAATGGGCATCACTCTTTAATTAGAGTTTCACAAAGACAAGCCGATTCGCTCCCGGGGCGTCTTTTGAGGGTGTTGTAGAAATACAACACCTTTTTTCTTGACCGGCACTCCAGCCAAAGGGGTTGACAAAATAGATACATAGTGTTATAATAGATACATATTAACACATAGGAGCGACTATGTTTACAGCAGATCAAGTTTGGGGCCTGGCAGTAGAAGCAGATCGTATCAACGATGGCTATCTCAAAGACGACAAATGGGAACACGTCAATGACCAGGCTCGTAAGGTCAGTGATGCTAACAAGGTCATGGTCAAGGCTTGGCTACGTGAGAATCGTCAGCCCAGTGCTGAGGATGTTGAAAAAGGCCGTGAGTATCGCAAGTTCTTCAACGGCTACACCCTCAAGGCCCTAATGGGCGGGCTATCGGACTTCGATCGTCAGGCTCTGCGTATTGCACAGATGGATGAGTTCACTGGCCGTAACATGCTGGAATTCGCTATCATAAGCTGCTTGCCCAGCTCAGCTAGACGTGAGCAAGAGCGTACAGAGCTCAAGAGAGAGCTGTTCACATCCGTTCAGCTTGATGGTAATGTAGGTGATGTGATACGTGGGGACATCGAAGTGGTTGGTTGTTCCTTTTCATCAATGTATAACAAGTTCAAGGTCAAGGCCCGTATGGGTGAAGCGTTCGTGGACTTTTGGTTCGGCTCGCCCTTAGACAAAGGTGTCACTCGTACCGTACAGGCC